CTATACGTTTTCCGTAAACAGTCCTCTTAACTGCTGGATCATGCTAACCACTGAATAAGGTGGCTCTTGGCTTGCTGTGGTAACTGCTCCACGATTCTGATACCAGAATTCGGTCAACATGGCCACGGCAATATCAAACTGCGAGTACGCTTGTAAGGCATCAATCGCCGCTGTGCTGTCAACGGCATTGTGAACATAGTCTTGCGCCGCTGTCAGGTAGTTGCTGATCAAACTATCATCAGTATTAGTTTGCACACGCAGGCTATTTTTAATGTCATTAGTAGTTACAGTCATGTGCTCATCTCCTTATAAAAATAGGGGCGTACCCTAAGGCACACCCCCACTAAATTATGCTTTTGGCGTGGCTGCTACCGGTGTGATGTCAACAATTCGAGCAGCGTCTGGATCAACCACTTCATAGTCGTTGCGGATGACCACGGCCAGTCCCTGAGAATAGCTATCGAAGCGCTGCCACTGGGTATCTACTTCATTCTTCTGGGCTAAGAAAATCGCTTGACTAAAGTCACCAATGATGATCCGATAGGTGCCAGCCTTATCAGTAGGAAGCACCTTATTAGAAATGACGATCACTGGGGCACCAAACAGTTGCTTGCCTGATGGTGCAGTGATTGAAGGTTGTAACAAGTATCGGCCCTCGCTGTCTTTCAGGGTATCAAGGTAGTTGAAAGCATCCTGATTGACGATAACAGACAAGGACAGTGCTGGGTCTAGCTCAACATTGAAGGTTTGCTTGAGGTCATCGAGACCAGTACCCGTGATGTGCTTGAAGTTATCGTTGGTGCCCGTCTTGCCAGTCAGAACACTGATAATGTTGCTATTGTCCGTGTTTTGTACCAGCTTCTTGAGTTGATTTTTAACCTCGGCAACAATATCAACTTCACTGTCTTCTACCAGTTCATTAGACAGATAAATCTTGCCAGCACGGGTAGCAACCTTGTAGTCAACACCTTTAAACATATTGACGTCAACATCGGCCACGTCTGCAAGTTCTGCCTTGGTGGCTAAAACGCCATTGTTGGTAAGGGCGATCGGATAGGTGCCGACTGGGGTCCCGACCTGCTTCACAGTGACGTATTTAGCCAGATCATAATCGGATTCCTTTAGATTCCAGACGTCTTCGATGACTTCTTTAGGGACGACTGCACCAGCAGTGGTTGTCGTTAATCCGTCACGTTGTTCACCCATGCTGCGGATGTAGTCTTCGTAAGCGCGAGATTCGGTATGTTCTTTGTTGTCGATAATTGTTTTTTCAGTCATGGTTTTATCTCCTTTTTCTGGTTGTTCAGTATTAGTTTTAAGCCACTCAGTGTAGCTGCGTTTGTCCACTTGGACGTTGGTATCGTCATACGCTGGAATAGCTACCAGTGAGACGTCAAACAAGCTCTTTACTTGCTTGATGGTGCGGATCACTTGCTCACTGTCGTCCTTAGTGAACGTGTCACCGTCTGGCGCAGCATTGAAAGTAAAACTCATGGCTGAAAGATTACCAGCTTGGACGTTGTTATAAGCATCATTGGCTGTGGTCGTATCGGGTAAGGTTGCTTCAAACTGCAAGCCTTTATCATCCACGTTTAAGGTCAAGGTGCCAGCCTTGGTACTGGCTAAGACTTGGCTAAAATTATGGTCTGAAACCATATAGACGTCTGATAGATCCACATTGTCGAATGCGTGCGGATCAACGATCTCACGGAACCCCCCAAGATCCTTACTTGGGCTATTGAAAACTACTGCATAACCACTTAGTTTCTTTGGACTGCTAGTGGTGTCGTCTTGTTGCTGTGTGTCTGGATCGTCTTGGCCTTGGCTGTCGTCTGCTGCGGCAGTTATATCAGCGTCATCTTGGTTCATTAGACGCACTTCCTTTCTGTTTATCTTGATAAGTGACAAGGTTGCTTAGTGGCGTGTAGTTCAGACTGACCATAATCTCATCACCACCGGTAATTGGTGACAGGTTTAATCTTGCTCGTGCTTCATTAGTGGTCAGAACACCGCCTTGCAGCCCCTTAACTGCTAGTTCTTGCATCGTTGCTGGGTCTGCACTGAACAGCTTGTCAGTGTTGAAACTGAATCGATTATCGCCAGTCGAAAGTTTAGCATCCATCTCACTTGTGAAGCAGGTAAAATACTGAATCAGTGTGTTTTGCAGATAAACCAAATTCGACTGTACGGCATTAGAGTGCTCGCTTTCGATACCCAGCCGATCCAGTGGTAACCCGAACGCTTTAGCAATCTGCTTCGTGGTCCAATCGCTAGAATTGACTAGATTAAGCACGTCAGTATTAACTTCGAGTTGCTTGTAATCCATATCATTGTCGAGAATGATGGTCTTGAGGGCATTATCGCCACTGTTGGCAGCTTCAAATTTATTCCGGATGTTTTCTTTGGCCTTGGCGTCTAGCTGGGTCTTGTTGACCTTAAGAATGCCTGTCCCTTGGACACCGGAGTTAAAGAAGCCTTTCAGCAACGCATGCCCAGACTTTTGTACCCCAACCTCATCACGGAGGCTATACAGTGGCGATAGTCCTTTGTAACCGTCTTGTGTGAAGCACTTGAAGTGTAAGACCTCATTGGCATTTAAACGCTGTGAACGACCGCTGTCAGGCGTGTATTCGTAACTGATAATGCCGGTCGTATCATCTTGTTTAACCACCATTTGACTGTTGGGGACTAACTCGAAACCAGTAACTTGTCCGCTAGGATTTTTGGTAACCCGTGCAAAGCTGTTACCATTCAGCAGCATGTTAGCAGCTAGGGCAAACTTGAATGCCCACGCGGTCATGTGGTCATTGGGTGCTTTGTTAAGGAGCACGCTGATGCGCTTGTCACTGTACTCAATCGGATTGGTTGCAAGATCACTGGCAATCACGCGCACGGCCGTAAACACGTCCGAATTACGTAAAGCACCAATTCCCACATATAAGCCGCTGTCATTGCTGGTCATGCTGACAAGCGCATCTAAGAACGGGTCGCTGTTGTCATCGCGTGGTTGTGTTGTGTCATTAGTGAAAAAGCTCATTGTTTCACCTCCCTTTGTTGAAGTTGATGATGACTGCGACGGAGATCAAGGCCATGCCGACTGCTAACATACCAACGCCAAACCCGAACAGCCACCAGATACCGACAACCATACAGATCAGCCCCAGCAGTAATAGCACGGTCTGCACATTAAAAACTAAAGTCATCGCTCGAATAAAAATCATTGGGTGCTACCTCGCTTTCCTTGCTTTGATCCATTGCAATTGTGTAAGCATTCATCAGTGCGGCTATGGGATCAATCTTAGTGGCGTTCTTTGCCTTATCTATCAGTGCATTATTGTTGGAATCGTATTTCAGAATAGCGTTGTTCACCGCATAGGCCAGTAACTGATTATCAGGGTGCTTTAACTTGCCATTGAAGAGATCGTCACGGAAACGCGTTGTAGGGGTCGACAGTGTTCTAACACCTTGCCTCACCTCAAACAGTGGTAAATTACGTTTTTCAAATTCAGGTATCAGGTATCCCATGGCGAAGGGATCGTAACAGATGGCACGCACGTTCCAGCGGTTCCGCTCGATGAGGTCGAGAATGAAGCGTAGCACCTCGTCATAGTCGATCATTCCGCTCTCCAGTTTGGTGATACTGCACTCGCCGCGCTGTTCTCCAGCGATGTAATCGAACCCGTCACGTTTGATTTTCTCTTCCAGACCATACTTAGTACCCACGAATGAGTGACTGTCGGCATACAGGGCAAGAATGTCAATGGTCCGGACAAAAATTGTCCGGTTCTGCCGAATGCGTATGGTTGTCAC